TCAGTTCTAAACGATACTTGAGTTTAATATCAACAAGACGCACCATTTCCATATAGAATTCTGTGCCCTTATGAATAAACTCCTCGTATTTCAATCTCTCTGCCTCCAGTCATCTGGTTTATCTCTATCTTCGGTCCACCAGTCAACCATATCATCTACACTATCAAAACCACGTTTGCCGAAACGGTCTAAACCAGTTCCACCAATATCAAGTTGGTTCAAAAAATCATCCATATCTCCTTCACGCATGTTAGGATTCTCTGCAGTCCTTCTTGCTTGACGGAGCATGGTAGCAGCAGAGCGATTTGCTTTTGCAAGTTTCTCTGCCCAAATCATATCTTCTAAACTTACCTCTTCATGTTTAGCAATTCGCTCACAAATTGCTTCAAGACGAAGACGGTATTGTGTAGAGAGCATATCATTCTCCAGATATACGTTTATTTATTTTTAGATTGTAACTCATCCATCAACTCCTTTGCAAGTTGATTTGAGCGTCTCCACATCGAATACTTTGCCCAAGGGGTTCTTGGATTATTTTTTAACCACCAGACTTGTCTGATAATTCTGTTTTTTGTAATATCAAAAATATAAACAAAGGCATCAGCAACATTCTTGTCGCTTATAACAACATAAACGACTATTGCAAATATTGCAAACCAAGCATAATAGGTCATCGTCTAAGTAGTTTTAGATATTCTAATACATGCTCACGAACATCCATGAGTTCGTTGTAACATTTTTGATTATGAGCACACTGACGAAGTTCGTGGTCTGGTTTATGCACACTTTCAATAAACAGATCCAGTCCTCGGTTCCATTTGATGTCTGGTGCTTCATCCATAAAGTTCATGCAATTTTTACTATTTAACCGAAAAATTGATCCACGGTTGTGGTCGCTTTCTTTCCTGCTTTGATCTGTTTTGAGATGTAAGACTTAGCAGTTGAATAGTTGTTTGCTAGATGAACTTGCTGCCCATTGTGAATAATAATAAACTTTTTACCATAAGGAACTGCTGCCCAGACCCCACCTTTGGTCACATAACCATTTGGGTCTCCTGGTTTCGCATTAAGAATACCAGGGCGATCAATAAAAGGTTTCTGAAAACTTTCAGTCATCCGAAAATAGCAGTTACACTAATGACTTTAGCACTTGGGTTGCGAGCAAGGGCAGTTTGCTTAGCATCGTTATAATCACGTGCCTCAACAATCTCATCAAAGACCTTACCAGCAACGTAGAGTTGGACTTTGCAGCGCATGGAAGTTTTCCGTTTACTGGGTTATTATACTACACAAAAGAGGACTCTAGAACAGTCTGAGGACGGTTTGCAAACTGGTCCAGAAACTCTTTCGTAAGGTCATCATACATGACTACCGTGACCATCTGAGCATAGGGGTTTCCTGCTATCTTCAGTTTATTCAGATCACGAATGAACTTACGAGTACATTTATCGTGCTGCTTCTTACCTTCAAAAATGTACAACATAGGGTATTCTGTATAGACACCATCTTTTATCTTAGTCAAATCAAAGAAGATCTTTTCTTCAGTAGTTCCAGACTTGTCTCCACCTTTCAACTCAATATAGTGTCGAATCTCAGGACAGAAACCATCGACAAGAAAATACTTAAATCCATCTTCAAGGTATTCTTCATTAGGAGTGATTCTAACACAACCCTCATACTGAACACCTTCAGTCAGACATTCTTGAATGGTTTTCACCAGCGAGTAACCAAAAGACTCAAAAAGATTTTTTAGGTTTTTCTCACGAACTGTGCCGCTAACAGCAGCACCATGATGATCGATGTAGTCCATAATCAACGCTTAACGACAGAAATAGCGGGTTTACCCTGTTGGAAGACGGTATCGACCACCGCTTGCACCTTACGTGCCGTGGAAATGCCCACAGAAGAGTAGACAGGGATGCAGACCAACCCAAAGGACTTGGTGTAGTCTACAAGGGCACCAGGGGCGATCCTGCCGCTGCTGAGACCCTCTGCGTCGTCCTTGTGCAGACGAATGACCCGTCCGATGGTCTGGGAGATCCCAATGTAGTCCATCGACCGCATAAACAGCACTGCCTCCAGACCAGACACGTTGATGCCTTCGCTCAGGATGCTGTGATGAAGAACCACAAACTTCTTAGAGTCATCCTTGCCCCAGGCACTCAGAGTATCAAAGAACACCTCACGATTGACTTTCTGACCATCAATCACAGCACCAGTCTTAGAAGTGATATACATCCAAGAGAACCCACGATCCTCCAGTTGAGTGCAGAAGTCAGTCTGAGAAACCAGAGAAACAATCTGCTTGGTTGCCTTAGAGCAAATCAGAACCTTGCCTACTTCCTGAGCATCAATAGTCTGAATGAGGTTCTCACAGTCAACGTCAGCAACAATCTGACCCTTAGAGAGCATCTCAAACTGCTGCACCACAACTTTGGGAGGAACGATGAAACCACCCTCCACAAGTTCAGGAGCAGGAACATTGCAGATCACCTGACCATACACTGCACCATCATTCATACCAGGCTTGGAAATAGTAGCAGAATGTTTAGGAGTAGCAGTGAAGAAATAGCAGCGGTCAGCATTAGAAGCGAAGTGCTCCGTAGCAGGGAAAAAGTGACGCTGAACGCTGTTGTGTGCCTCATCAAAGTAAATGGTATCAACCTTAATATCTGCCTGCTGAAGACGCTGCAGAGAGTTGTAGGTTGTGAAGATCAGTTGGTGACGATTTGTGATTTCGCAACTAACATCATGTGCCTGAATTTCAGACACTTTAGTGGTGCTAAAATGATGTGTCTCACCAGAGTGGACGTGCATCACTTCAGCATTGGTTATAAACTCCAAGAACTCACTGGACAACTGCTCTGCCAGGAGGATTCTCGGACAGCACACTACAATGGTTTTAGGAGCATCAGACTGAAACTCACGCAGAGCATCAAAGATAGCAACGTTGGTCTTACCGCCGCCAGTGGGGATGATCACCTGACCCTTGCGGTGCTGCAGCAGGGCATCCAGAGCACGTTGCTGGTGGGGACGGAGTTGAATCACTGACCTCATTGCGTATAGGACTATTATAGCAGAAAACCGCCCCTGGTGCTACCCAGTGGACGGTTCCCAGACTGTCTCTATCAGAACAGAGTTAGACTTGTGGTTCCTACACCAGGAACTGTAAATACGACTGTGTTTCCGACTGTTATGATTTGAACTGCTGTTCCAATACCGCTTGAGAATCCATTTATTGCGGTCACTATACCAGAAGAGTTTGCAGTAATTCCAGTTCCAACTTTAAGTTGTGTTGCAGTTACAACACCAGAAACATTTATTTGCTTAGCAAAGAATGTTGGTCCTGTGACTGTTGTGATACCACTAAACGTCGAAATACCTGAGTTATAAACATTTAACTGAGAACAACTTACAATACCACCAATTACATTTGCAGCATCGGTTGAGAACCCAGCACTATTTGCATAAGTTGCAATACCAGATCTATCAGCATAAGATATTGTTCCACTCTGAGCCATTTGCACCCAGGAGGAACCAGTATAGTATTCTGGAACTAACGTTGTTGTATTGAATACAACCGCACCTCTGATATTATCTGTAGTCGTGTCTAGATTGTTTCTTTGCGTCGTGTTTAGACGAGGAAGAAGCATGAAGCGATAAGCATCAGCGAAATATCCAGTACCTGCTTCCGAAAAGTCAACCGCAGCTTTTGGTCTTGTTGTACCAATTCCAACAGATCTTAAAATAGCTCTCTGTCCAAGTGCGTTAATTTCAATCTGAGGATATATTGCGGTGCTTCCTAAACCAACAAAGTTACTAGAAGCGACGATTCCAGTACCATTACTTAGGTCACTATTGGTTCCGATTTGTACACTAAAGGCAGAATCATCAGTTCCAATTGCTACTTTGTTGAGTCTTCCAATATTTGTTACGTTAATATCATAGAAAGTAGAAATACCAGAAGTGTTATTCAGGTTTGCATTAATACCACCAAGAACAGTTAGATTATTTGTTGTAAAGTTACCACTAACAGATATGTCTCCTGCTAAGGTAGAGTCACCTCTAATGAAAAGGTCGTCTCCAACATAAAGGTCATCAGTAATCGTTGATGTTCCAACAACATGAAGCTGATGATCTGGATTTGTTTTTCCAATACCTAACCTACCATCCCAGGTAAGAGTCATTCTTCCAGTTTGTGTCTGACCATAAACCCAGTTAAAGTTGCCTGTGTTAATACCTGCAGCACCTTGATGGATGTACTGGTTTATGCTTCCATTATCATAGTTGACGAGATCGAGTGATGTTTGACCACTAAATGCACCAGATAGGTTAGCAAAACGAATTTCACCACCTTGTTGACCTCTCGTTAGACTTCTTGCAACACCAACATAAGACTCTTGAGTGCTGGTAAGAAGAATTCCACCATTTCCACTCTTGTAGACATGAACATCTGCAGATGGTGAGACAGTATTCAGACCAATACTATTTCCAACATAAAGTCTATTGACGACTGTTGAAATTCCTGTGCTAGAAATATTTGAAATTAGTTCAGTTGCAGTTACAATACCAACTACAATATTTGGAGTTCCAGAAAGAGAAGTTGCGGTTGTTGCGGTTCCAGTTACATTTCCAACTACATTTCCAGTTACATTTCCTACAAAACCACCTGTAGCAGTAACAACACCAATTACATTGACTCCACCAGAGTTAATGTTGACGTTTGTACTTACAACACTTGTCGCAGTTAAAATACCACTAATACTGATGTTCTGTGGTAATCTAGCATTATCTAAAGTTCCAGATGCAATATTAGAAGCGTTTAAGTCTGTTAATGCAATACCAATACCTCTATATTCTCTTGCAGTTACAATACCTGTTGAGTAAATATTTCCTGTCGAATCAATACCGACACCTCTTGCACCAACACTTTCAAATAGTCTTGTTGAGTCTGTTCCACCAACTTGGAAAGGATAGAATGGTGATGTTGTATTGACTCCAACAAAACCTTGTGCATAGATACTGGTAAATCCAAGACCAATATCAACATCTAACCACTGTGATGTTGGAAGGTTAAGCAGTCTTCCACCATCACCATAATAAGTTACAACACCAGATACGGATGTTGCAGTAACAATACCGTTTTGTCCTACTGAAACAATACCAACTCTCAGCCCACCACTAAAAGTAGAAACACCAGTCGCTCTAATATTACCAGCAAAAACTTCCGTCGCAGTAACCAGACCAACGATCTTCGCAGTTCCTCTTACATCAAGAAGTTCGGTTGGGACCGATGTGCCGATACCAACCAAACCTGTCGGGTTTACTATTAAATTATCATCATCTACCTGAACACCATTACGAAAATTAAAAGTTTTTCTAATATTAGCCATCGTGTATGGTATTTTTAGTTATTTATTCTAGTTCTTAATTGCCTTAAAGATAATACAGGGAGAAGCAGCATCTTGTCTTGTTGATGCATTATCGACATACTCCTCATTCAGATCTTCTTTAATGGGAAAAACAGTATAAAACATGAAGTTTATTAAGTTTAGATGCTTTCTTCCAAGTGGAGTTAAAACATCATACATCTGTGCGTTATTCCCAAGTCTTTCAAATACAACTTTCCAAAAGTTCTCAGTTGTCTGATCTCTAAATCTTAATGAAATATTTGCATTATTTCCTTTATGAGAAACAAACAAGTCTTGAACTTCATTTATAAAAAAAGTTCTCAAATGTAGTGACGAATCTGTGGGTGGTATTGTGTATCCATCTGGGACTGAGAAATTATATTGTTCCATCTTACTGATAAACGCAGGCACGTTCATTAACATGCCTAAACTATTTTCAGAATATCCATAGTCCTCAGAAATAGGAGAAAGAGATTTAAATGGATTAAATTCTGTCCAATATTCAGGAACATATTTTTGGTGTCCCGTACTTAAATCATAAGTATCTACTGATGTAGCATCTATCATGTATTGAGTGTATCTTTCAATATCCGCTTTTTTAAGAGATTCTCTTGTTTCATCAAATACTTTATCCAAATTAACTTTAGGATCTAGTTCGGACATCACACCATTAAGAGTAGAACCTGGATGCTTACTGAATAAAGTTCCACCTGGTTTTAATACTCGATAGCACTCAGACAACATTTGATCAACATTCTCAGCATATCCAATTGTTTCTAAGAACAAAATAGTATCAAAATAGTTGTCTTTGAATGGAAGATTATCCCAACTTGCTACTTTAAATCTTGACTTATATTCTGGGTTTGCTTCTTTTGCACATCTAATTTGCTCTTCAGAAGCATCAATACCATAATACTGGACTGATTTTCTTTTTTCTATCAGTCTTTTAAAGAAATATCCGCCACCACAACCACACTCTAACACATATCTACCCATATCGGATAAGTCAATAATATTCTCAATATCTTGCTCTATCCAAGTATTTGGATCTGAGTCAAGATCAACTAAAAGAGCACCATTGTAATAATGATCGTTTTCGTTGTTCAGTAAAGATGCTATTGAATTATAGTATTCAAGAGTATTGGCCATTTTTTATTTTTATTTATTGAATGTATGGATTCTTAGAGTTATAAGTTCGATAAAACTTGACGGTTGGTTTTTGACCCTTATAGAGTTTTACCTTGAAATGAAAATGGAACTTAGTTGGATAATAACCATCAAACATATGCTCATACTTATCAAAAAGAGTTTTGTTGATATGAGGAAAGCACTCTGTAAGTATCTTCTTTGTGTTTAAGAATGTTTCATCTGAATAGTTAGGAAGAAGTTCTACGTTTATATTATCGTCTATAACTTTTCCATTCTCATCAAAGTCAAAAGCATACAAAACATTGTAAGTTCCACCACCAAGAGTTTTTGCAAGATCAATAGCATCTTGTTTCATCTCATGTTCAATATTATTAAACTCTCCAAGTAAAAACCCACACTTGAAATCTGTTCTTTTCCCAATATCAATCATCGACTTGGTGAAATAACTATATCTGTGTTTTGTATTCAGACCAAAGGCACTGTTAATTAACTGATACTCCTGCTCATCAATACCATTTACAGACAGGTGAAAATATGGAGTTTCAATAAACTTATTTTGTGGAGTTATTGCTTTATGAAATGTTCTCATCCCATGAACATTATCTAGTTCATTTGCTAGAATGTTGTAGATATGGTCATAGTCTTTTTGTATCTTAGACTTAGGATGAAAAGAAACTTTCTGATAGTCTAGAAAGCAATAGTGATATGAAACATGCTCAGAGGTCAAGTCTCTCTCAAAAAGATAGTAAGTCATAACTGATTATTGTGAATACCTAACCAAAATACGATGGTGTATCTATTTCCAGAAGTAATAGGTGTTACTCCATGATAATACATCCAGTTGCTAGGAAAAACGATAACATCTCCAGTTTTAAATCCATATGTTTTTCCAATAGATGGAAACTCAAGATATCCACCTTCATAGTCTTCATTCAAATAAACACAAACTGTAAGTAGTCTAGAGAAGTTAAGAGACTCTGCATAATGATCA